CGTAATAACAAATGTAATATCTGCATACCGTTATTACTACAGTCCATACGCACAGGAAAGTGTGACACGTAACCGTATCCTTCTTTCGTAAACTGTTGATACTCAAGACAAAACGCAAGAAATCCAAACGGTTCACTCGCTTCCATCCACCAGTCGTTCGTCATTGGATCGGTTGCACATTCTAGTATGTCGTTCTTGTGCTCACCTACCCACGCTACTCGTTCCATCAGTGTACCCTTGATACCCCAAGCGTTAGCTCCGTGAACCAGTAGTCTTTCAGCGTCCTCTTCATCCGTAACTTGTTGACCATCAGCGAATTGCAACAAAGCTCTAGCTAGATCAGTTCCTTGTGGGTGTAGATAAGCGGGCATATAGTAAACACGACCACGATAATCAATACGAGCCGGGAAATAAACCTCATCCCACTCGCTGTACTTCTTAGCCAAGTGCATGACCTTAGCGTGTTGTAATCTTTTGCTACGGTTGGACTCGTTCATGCGACGAATCTTGTCTTGTTTAAACTTCCATTGTCGCAGCTCTTCGGGTCGTTCGTCTCCGTTCTCAAAATACGGTTGCAATGGTACTTCGTGAAAGTCAAACACTCGTTCCAACTCCCAACACTTCTGAGCTATGTCAAGTATCTTCTTGTTTATCGCCCAAGGTACTCGTTGTACGTTGTTGCAAGCAGTGTATATAGTATTGATTGAGAAGAAAGTATAGTTTGTTTTGCTTGGTCGGTTCATTACAAACGGATCGTCGAACGACTCATAACCTCCGTTGTAATAATCTACCCAGTCTTTCGGTTCATATGGTAATGCCATACGCATCGGATCAAGCATCTCTTTCCACGTGTCAAACCGTCGTACCCAGTCAGTAAACTCACCTGATAACACCACGTCCTTGCGTTGCTTCTTACCGAATCGTTCCATCTTAAATTCTATCAGTCCCGTGTGTGTCTTTATCTCGCCCAACAACCACGCACCTAACGATACCTTCAATCGTTTCTCCCAACACGTAAACCGTCGGTTATTCTTCTCAACGGTGTAGAACCTTTGCATCTTGGATCGCTTTGACTTCTTACCACGGACACCAAACATCTTATTCTTTGGCACGGTCTGTTCAGCGACTCGTTGTCGTGCTACCTCTTCAAATGCTTTGCCTATTTCCAATGCCAACCGAGAAAAGTGTCGGTCTTGTGCGTACATCTTATCCAACACCGTCTTCAACGCTATCTGTGCAACCATTTGTGGGTGGAAGTCTGCGATATAACAAAGCCATATCGGCATCGATGGGCTGTCATCCCCGGCAAATCGGTTAAAGAAGTCTTCAATGGGTGGTGCTAACTGTGGTGCAAGCTTACTAAGGATACGCTTACTGCTGTCCATCTCACTACCACGGTCACTTTCTTTATAGAATTGTTGGAACTGGCGATAGGTAGCTCGTCCCCATCGTTTCATTTCAAACTCAATTGCCTTCGACATCTTTCTTATCTTTCTTTATGTAGTCGTAGGAGGACTTAGGACGGACACGCTGTCGATCACTTCGGACAACCTTCAGGTTATCATCATAACATAACTCATTCTGCGACCAAAAGTAATCAAGTCCGTTCGCTACTTGTTTCGCCAACGACTCGTCTATTTCAATGTCTTCGATCTCGTCCTCGTGTCCGTCCGTTTCGTCCATCAGTCTAGTCTAGTTTGTTTTGCTCGTATTGATCTATTACCCATTCATCATACAAATCTTTTAACTCTTCGCGTTCCTCGTCGGTTAAATCGTCGTCCTCGTAGTCAAGGAACTCGGTTAGCCAGTTATCGTAGTCTCTCATAGTGTTATAATACTTTAGGTGGATGATTACCTTCAGGAATAGTTAAGCGTTTCATAGCCTTGCCTTTTACCCACTTATTCCAAACAGCTATGCCTCCGAATATAATGTGACGGTGAGGTATTTGTTGTATACCGATGGAAGTCTGTCTTGCGTAACTTCTGTTAATAAAGTTTCTGAACGCAAACACTGGATCACCTTCACTCAGATTTAAACCTTTCAATAGCTTATTAACAATAAATTCGTCAACGCATTTATCGCTTTTTGTATTTAAGGCTAAGTGATAATGAAGAACGCCAACAGGTACTTTTGGTACTTTGAAATAGTGCTTGTACTTATCAACCAAATAACAGGAATAACTTACGGTACTTACTTCTCCGTTGTACTTATCATATACTTCCTGTATTTCATATGGCTGTATGGTCTTTCGTTGAGCACCTCCAGTCGCATCCGTTAAACCTTGCTTGCTGTTCACCTTTTCCAACACTTGCAATACCTGAGCCATCGTCTTTGTATTTGAATGACCTGCTATGGCTAAAACATCTGCGTTAGAACGCTTATGACCTTGGTCGTATGTTTCAAACATATCGTGGTCGGCATGGAAATGAGCAAAACCTTTAAACGGTTCTCCACTCATAATACAAGCTAACATTCTATGCTGACCATCCTCTAGTTTACCCTCGCAAAAACTTATAGTTGTGCATGGTTTCCACTTACCTTCAGACATGGCTCTAGCATATCTACTCACCATGCCTTGGTTTATTGGTCGGTTAGATTGTCTCTTATCAAATATCTCCTGAGCTTCTTCAGGTTCTATTTCAACATATGGATTTGATTTTTGGTCTATTACTTTCATCTCGGTTTTCTTTTTTTTGGGTGGTTATTTGGTTTCATCCGCAGTTACGGACACGTACAAGTCATGGCGTTCGTTGTTTAACTTGTCAAGAAGCTTCTGAAGCTCCAAGTACAACGGAAAGAATCGGTTATCCGGGTCGATGCAATCACCGCCCATTTCGTTTTGGTGAATCCAGTACATTAATTCTTCTATCATAAGTTCAGGTGTTAATATGGTTTCTTTCATAGTTCAATGGTTTGATAATTTGCAGTGTCGGTGGACAGGTAACCATTACCGCTGTCGAAGGTCGGATATACAGCTAAGTTCCATTCAAGTGTATCGTCATTCTGCCATACATTGTAGTCCATAAAACCATCAGAGGTTTCAATAGAATCCCAATGGTCAGGACATGGATCGGTTGAGTTAATGTGTGCTTTTGCACGGACACGTATGTTTTCTTTTAATTCTTCGGTTAGGTTTAATTTAGTCTTCATACAGGAACGATATAAGGATTAAGAATAGAATAATAATGCTTAACGCTGTCGTAATGCTCATGATGCTGACAACTCCTTTTCAATCTCGGTTAGGTACGCTTTGATCTGCCAATCGTCATCGCAAAGGCTCCGTATCTTTTTGACTCCGTGCATTATAGAGCCGTGGTGCTTGCCGAATTTCTCAGCTACGGACACATAAGATCGTCCCGTCATGGCGTAGTAATAACAAATCTGACGGGCAAGGGCGTGTGGCTGGTAGCGTGTACCGCTGTCGATCAGCTCAGGCGTGGTATCAAAGACTTTACTTACTGCTGTCTTAATCTTTTCTAGTGGTAGTTTTCTCATAGCTCTTTGTTTATGTAGTTATCAATGAAGATATAAAAGTCACCGCCTCGAAATATAGAGTCAACGCTTGCGTTATTGTCGTTGAAATATTCAGCGTTTCTTTTAGTCACTTCTTTACGAACAGCTCTTATAAGATCATCGGAGTTTTTAACGATCCATTTAATCTTTTCGATCTCTTCGTTCAATTGATTGGTTTGAATGTTGAATAGGTTTTCTTCGTTCATTAGTTTTATCGGTTGGTTTTTCAATAGGGTTGTCAGTGGCTTGCCGTATCATGCCTTCGATGATCGAATAGCCGGGTTTAAAGCAAAGATCGGTTAAGCAGTCAACGCATATGTCCTCACCTTCTCTTTCCATGCCTTGCAAGGTTAAGCCACAATGTTTGCAGATCACGCAGGTATTCCTCCATTGTACGCCACAAAAATTCCATGCGTTGAATCGTCACTCAATTCTGTGCCGTCTTCGTTGTAAAGTTTTACCTCAACATCGTCACAAAACTCGTGCTCAATAGCGTGTTTAACGATGTAATGATCTCCGCATAAATCGGATTCGTAAATGTGCCAAGTCCCTTCGGTTAAAACATCGTTATCTGTTTCAGTAAAATTAAATTCTAGGTTGAATCGGTTTTTCATTTTATCGGTTTTATTGGTTACAAAAAGGACAAGGGCTTCCGTCAACAGGACAAGAATACCCTTCATCGGATGGACAAGTGTCAAGTGGATGATCAGTTAGTTTGTAATGGTTGCAACTGGTGGACAAGAATAGGGCGAGTAATAATATTGGTTTCATATCTTAATAATCTAATCCTTTCCGTTTTAATAGCTCGCTAAATCGGACAAGTAAGCTTCCAAAGTGTAAAACATCTTCGGATGGTACATTCAACTCTAAAAGTTTTTTATAATTATCCGAGAATATATCCGCACCTAAAGGACTGGGTCTAAAGTGCCATTCATCAGGTACGCATTCATCAGTTTGAAAGGTTAGATAATCGCATACAGCAAACAGCCATTGCATACAGCTACCCCATGCATCACCCTTGTCATAATTCAATTGCCATTCGGTTTTTAAGTCTTTATTCATATCGGTTTTCTTTCTATTGGTTTTATTAATTCGCGTCAGTATTAAGGCAAGCCCATATCAGCACAAGCCACGCCCCAAGTGCTAACAATGGAGAGAGTAACAAGTAAAGCATAAAGGTTTTCTTTGGTGTTCGTGGCATGTGTCGGTCAAGGCTATCGTCTTGTGAGATTGCATAAGTTTTTAATCGTTCGTCCATCGTCTTTTCTCTTTTCATATTATGCCATTACCTCCTTTGCTCCTGTTTGTTGATAAGCTGAATAGACTCCATTACGAATGAGAAAGAAAGCTATCCAAGCCATGTGTCTGTCAATGTCGCCCTCAAACTCAAAACCATTGTCTCTGACTTCTTCGACTGCATGGGCAAACAACTCGTAATTATATTCACGCATCATGTTTACTAAATCCCACGCCTTGCTGTGGTAAATAACATATAGGCAACCATCAGCTATTTCATGGATGCGATCAAGGATTTCTATGGTATCTGGATATGACTCATTAATGTCTTCTGCTAATGATTGGCAATAGTCTAGGTATTCTTTGTAGTTTTTCATAATGTAATAAGTGTGAGTTGTGTGAGCCTTTCATCGTGCATTTCTATAAATCGATGTCAACACCATTGTGCATAAATTGCTAATAATCAGCTAATAACAAAAGAGTAGAAAATTGATCAAATTGATTTAAAGCGACAACTTTTGCTGTAAGTAATAACAATATCAACAGCTTACAACACAAGAGAAAGTGAAAGTGTAGTGTTTAAGCGGGTTTCAAGCGGAAAGTACTGGCATATTGATAGATGATTGCTTTTGATCGTTTGTGATCGTTTTGGTGACGGCAGAAAGCGATAAAAATAGACATCAACACATCAAGATAAAACGATATGAAACGCTAACCATTGACGCAATTGCAACGGCTGATCTGTTGATTTGCGAACGATACCTACAACTTAAACAATACTACCAACAAGCTAACCTTTCCTAAGCTGTATTGGACATAACGCCCGATGTATGAATCTTTTTGTTTTCGTAAAGTGCTGACTATCAATAACTAATCAAGATGCTAATACGAAATATAACTGGCACTAATCGTTTTTAAAAGTATTGTGCAACAATGTATCCCTCCCCAGTAGAAAAAACATAGGGTAGCCACGGGGTAATTTATGCTCGCGTATATAGCGTAAGCCGTTCAGATTTTTTCACCAAATTCTTAGAAGTGCGGGCTGATACCGTCGTCTTCGTCGATGTCTTCCGGGCTGAAAAGTATGCTGGAATCCGTTAGAATAGTGAGCTTCGCAAATTCCAACGCTCCGACCAATGCTTGATCTGACAGGTCATATTCTATCTGGTATCGTCGTATTAGATTATCCAGATCGAACATAAAAGAATCGACTTGATGGTTCATATCCATAACATGAAATAGTGTACGTTATATTGTTACAATCTTCAAGCGTCGTTTTGTCACGGTTCATAAAGTACTCAATAACAACGACTTACAACTCTACTATTGACACCCAACCTGTCTAGGCTCTATGTTGTTATACTAGCCTCCACGGCTTTAGTGAGAGTGCTGCAACAGCTGTCTGTTTTAAACGATAACATCAATAGTAATAGCTTCTTTA